GTGATGAGAACGTCCATATTACCATCGAGGAGTGTAAAGATATCTTTTAGTGTGACACTTCCCCGACTGGCACACGAGGGCATTAGAGACCCTTATAAGACCCATAGAGAGTGCTTATGAGTGTGCCAGTCGGGGAAGTGGTTAGAAAGTATTGACTTTGTGGTCGATGTGTCTTATGTTGGTTTCGTGGTCGGGAAAGTAACATTTTTCTGATCACAAGTTGTTAACACTAACTCATCATGAATTACACTCTCAAGCAACTCCAAGATCGTGTCAACAATCTGGTTGAAATGTATGGGGAAGATGCACATTGTGCCGCATGGATTTACACTGCCGATGATTGCACAATCGATGGAAATGATGGAGAGAAAGAATTTCCAGCAGAAAATAATCCTGAGTTAGCAGAAAGAATCTTCAACGATATTGGCAATATTGATTACATCTACACTGTGATTCAAGAGTGTGTGGATGAGGTGACTGAAGAGCAATATATGCTTCAACAACAGGAGTTAGTGTAAACAATATGTGCCAATAGTTTTAGTGGCACAGTAAATGAGCACTGTGCCCAAAATCGTGTATTGTAGTTAAGTCGTCAGGAATTCGTCTCATGCAAGGTTACAACGGTTGGGCAAATTACGAAACTTGGAATGTTACTTTGTGGATGGGAAATAATCAGTTTCTTTATAACACTGCCAAAGCATGTGTAGAGTTTGTGAGTGATAACGAAACACCCTACGATAAGTTCATTCGTTGTATGCATAATAGTGATAAGTTTGAAACGTTGGATAACGTACGTTGGGATGATGATAACATTAATCGTGAGGAAGTTGTGGAGATGATGATGGAGTTGTGACAATAGTTTTAGTGTCACAGTAAATGAGCACTGTGCCCAGAATCGTGTATTGTAGTTAAGTCGTCAGGATTTCACCAATGATTGTTCCTTTCTCCGAAGTTTCCGTGGGTTGCTCACTCGTTCTCAACAGAGAAGCAGGTGTGAAAGTATCATCCCGCACCGCAGATATTATCGTCGGTGAACTTAATGGCAAGTCTATTTGGAAGAAAGTATGGGTGAAGCAAAAACAAAATGTTGTCATTGCTGACCCTGACGGCAATGGTATTGTTCTCACTTGGTAATCACTAACTGTTCCTTTGCTATTTGATTATGTTTGATGCAACTTGGTCTGAAATTGTTGATGCACCCGGTGAGATCTACGATGTGATTGATTACAAAGAAGAATGGGAGAAAGATGATAAGTTTGACGTAGAAGATTATCTCAAGGCTAACATCGACTATTGATGTCTTTCGTATCATCTTTCTCCTATTCTAAAATGAACACTAATCTGGAAATGTTGACTGCCCGTGAACAACTAATGGAGGACATTGATTGTATCATTGAGGAGTATTTCCAAGAGTATGGTATCACAAACGACCCTGAACTTGTGAAGGTCTTGTGTGATGCCGTCTGCCGCAATTTTCCTGCTAGTTGATATAAACCGTTCTGAACTTCAAGACAAAACGAACCAAATGCCTTACACCGAAATGAGTTACACTATTAACTTAACTGATGAACAGTTTGCTATCCTTCAGAATCTTGTGAATGAAGGAATGGAGACTATTCTTTCTCCCTACGATAACATCAACCTCAACGAAGATCAAGAAGAGCAGATCTCTAAGATCTTAAGTGTTGTTACTTTCTTCAATTCTCACAACATTCTTAAATGATATAAACTGTTGCGATTCTCAAGTACTTTTATTATTGAGAATCGCAGCCGCGAGTGGACGGTTGAGCAACCTACACACGATTTTGGCACGACCCCCAAAATCATGTATTGTAGAAGGGTCAAAGAAACACAAGCAATGGCAACTCCAATCTTCTCACTTTCCCCCGAAATGCAAGCAACTTGGGATGACATTATGGGTCAGATGATGGCATTCGTGAATGATACAAATGCCGACATCGATATGGCATACGATTGGGTATGTGAGATGCTGGAAATTGACTCCTTTGTTGATAACGAAGGTGCATGGAATTCTTTCTATGATGTGTGGGAATCCTGCGACAATCGTAATGACCTCCGAAACATTTACATCGACTGATGTTCACTGACCCTTGCACAATCGCACTCCAAACTGACAATCAACTGATGGCAATTCACGAAACCAAGTTTATCATTTCTGGTCGTTTTGAACGTCCTAATGGTCACACTATGCGTGATGAGTTAGGTTACATTGCTGCCACTAAAGAGGATGCAATTGCTAACTGTCAACGCAACAATCCTCACTTTCACATTCACACTGTGAGAGAGGATCATAGTGTGCCTGAGGTTGTGAAAATGCAACTCCTTCGTTAACACTAACTCATTCGTTCCTTCATTAACATCATCATGCGTTATTCTGTCCACTGCCCATCTGCACCCTACGAAAATTCTTCCTTTGTTGATATCGACGATGCATGGGGTTTGTGTTTAGATCTCTCTGAAGAATTCGGTTATGCCGAAGTTCGTCAGGGTGAACATCTTCTAGGAAGTTACACAAACGGTCAGTGAGTTTCTATCACTAACCGTTTCGATTCTCAAGTACTTTTATTATTGAGAATCGCGGCCGCCGGTGGACGGTTGAGCAACCTACACACGATTTTGGCACGACCCCCAAAATCGACTATCTTAGGGGAGTGGAGGGGACAGCACCCTCCCAAGTCCTTTCTCTTCTCTCTCATGCGTAAGATCGAAACCCAGATGATTGCCGCAATCAAGAATAACATTGATTGGAAATCTGCAAACACTGAGGTAGTTTCTCAGCAAAATGGTGTCTCTTATGTGTATCTCCACGGCAATAAGATTGCTGAGGTTGGTGATGACTTTCTCAAATTGTTCGACGGTGGTTATCAATCAATGACCACAAAATCCCGTCTGAATGCACTTCTTTCTGAGTTTGGTTACACTTGCGGAACTAAGCAAGAGTTCATTTTTCAGAAACAATTTGAGTGGTTCATTCAAATGTTCGACCTGACTGAAAAGGCAATGCGTACGATTCCTTTCACCGACGGAATGCGTTTGGCAGGATGACAACTTTGGGGGTTAAATTCCCCCTCAATTGTTTTCACTTTATCATCACAACATTATGAAAAACCTTCACATCGAACACCCCGAAGATACCATCCTCACAGGTGATCTTTCTGTCTTAGATTCTTTCCTCTCTGAGGGTTATCTTTCCGTCAAAATTGATGGTGCTCCCGCTATAGTTTGGGGCACTAATCCTGCTAATGGAAAGTTCTTCGTTGGCACCAAATCTGTCTTTAACAAAGTTAAAATCAAAATCAATCATTCTCATGAAGAAATTGATCAGAACCACGTCGGTCAAGTTGCAACAATTCTGCACTCTTGTCTTGATTGGTTGCCTCATACAGATGGCATTTTCCAAGGGGATTTTATCGGTTTCGGTGGATCTGATGAATATACTCCCAACACAATCACATACAAGTTTCCAACAGTAATCGACCAAAATATCATCATTGCTCCACATACTTTCTACACTGCAGAGAGTGACTTAAGAGATGCAATCGCACACCCGATGAAGTTCACTATCACCGACACAGTTTACTGTAAGTTTGTGAAACCCCGTGCCCGTATCTTCTCTGGCAATTATATCACCTGTGCCGGGTCGTTTGATGACATCTCCGAACCCATTATGTTTGCTAAGGTAATCGCACAAAATGTTCACTTTGTGGATGATAAACAAGCAAAGAAGATTAAGCAGCAACTGAATAAGTGCATTCGTGAGAATACACCGATTGATGATAATGCTTTCGATTGTGATTACACCCTGATTGCATTCTGGAAACTGGTGCAATCTATCAAAGATGATGCACTCTTTCTCTGTCGTAATGATGGACCGGAAGCATACATCGGTCAGGATAGAATCGATTCTGAGGGTTATGTTTACTCCAATGAGTTCGGCACATATAAGTTGGTAAATCGTCGTCTCTTCAGTGCTGCTAACTTCAACAATAACCGATTCCAAACTAATATCCAAAATGGTATCGGTTGATACAGACCCGGCAGGGGTATCCGGGTATCTTAGAAGGGTCAAAGCAACGCACCTCATGCAGAACCCTCTCAACACCGTCATCATCTGGCAGCACGTCCCCAGCTCTGCCGTCTCTGAACTCCGTCTCCGTCCCCGTCGTCGCACCATCACGGTGGAGTGGCGATCGGGTCACTACAGCACCCATGCCGTGCGTCGTCGTGATATGCTCCGACTTCTAGACCCTCGTCAGTCGGTCGGTCAGTGGGTGAATCGATTTGCCCTCTCCTGACCTCCCCTGATTTCTCTTTACTTTCCCCATGAAACATCTCAAAGAACTCACAAAGTACATGGAATCTCAAGGATTTGAGTTACAACGGCAGAAAAATCATTTGGTTTGGAGGCATCATACAGGGGTGAAGATTCATACGGCATCAACACCTTCCTGCCGTCATTCTCTGAATCAGGTTAAACGTGATGTCCGACGCAAGTTTATACAAATGGGCATTCGTTCGTGAATCAGCAGTTAGGGGGTATTATGCCCCCTTATGTGTTGCCCGCCGTGATGCCCCCCGTATAT